TATTGTATATAACTCTTGAAATGGCTGAAGAGAAGATAGCTGAGAGGATAGATGCTAACTTATTGAATACAGCTTTAGATGAGCTAAAGATGCTACCTAAAGAAGCTTATGATAAAAAGTTAGAAAGAGTATCTAAGAAAACTGATGGTAAATTAATTATAAAAGAATACCCTACCGCAGCTGCTCATACTGGTCATTTTAGACATTTACTTAATGAATTGAAGATAAAGAAACAATTTATACCTGATGTAGTTTACGTTGATTACTTAAATATATGTGCTAGTCATAGAGTAAAAGGTGCATCCGCTAACTCATATACTATTGTTAAATCTATTGCTGAGGAGTTAAGAGGTTTAGCTGTTGAGTTTAATGTACCTATTATTAGTGCTACTCAGACTACTAGGTCAGGTTATAGTAATACAGATATAGATCTTACTGATACTTCTGAATCGTTTGGTCTCCCTGCAACTGCTGACTTTATGTTTGCTATTATATCTTCTGAAGAACTTGAAGACTTAGCTCAATTATTAATTAAGCAGTTAAAGAATAGATATAGTGACCCTAACTATAATAGAAGATTTGTAGTAGGGGTTGATAGATCTAAAATGAAGTTATATGATGTTGAGCAACATGCTCAAGATGATATTGTTGAAGATACGCCTGTCTTCGATAATTCAAAAACAGGCGAAAGTTTAAGTAGTAAGTTTAATGAATTTATTTAAGCTACTCTTGTTAGATCAAATCTACAAGTAGTAAAGCCATTGTTATGAAGAATGGTTAACTCAGAGTTAACTCTATCTTTAAGGGTTATTCGTCCTCTAACTTTGGCAGGACAATGAATAGGATTTCTTGGATCTCCTCTATAAATTTGTCCATTTTCAAGATGAAAAAATAGTCTATCATCTTTCATGATTACTAATTTTTCTATTTCGTCTTTGTTAATATGATCATCAGCAATAGCTGATAGTGAAAATACCAAAGTAAATGTAGCTAAGTATTTATTGCAAATTTTATCGAAACTAGAAGTTTTTATTAATTTGTCTAGTTTATTAAAAAAGTTAATTAACATGTTTTCTCCTGGTATATAAATAATATATATAATATATATAAAAATGAGGATTTTGAGATGAGTGAAAAAGTTCAAATGCTAGTTAAAGTTCCATCAGAACTTAAGAAGGTATTTAAGCAAGCCTGCCAAGAAAATGATACTTCTGTTTCTAGAGAAGTAAGAAGGTTTATGAAAGCATATGTAGAAATGCAAACTACTATGCCTGACAAAAAATTCGATGCCTGAATATGATTGCATTATTCCTTGGTCAGGCGGTGTTGAATCTACCGCTGCTGTCTATTGGGCAGTAAAAAATAATAAGTCTCCTTTATGTATTCATAATAGAATGCAGCCTGCTGAATGGGAATCTGTTGAAGTTATGGCTAATATTCTTGATATTAAAGTTCATAAAGTTCAAGAAGTCAATAACACTCCTGTAGATAAAGAAAATAGAGATTTTTATCATAAAAAATTTCACTATCAAAGTAAAACATGGAATCCAGTAATACATAGATGGGCTTATTTTTGTATGGAAGCTAATCTTAGATGGCCACTTATTAATAAAATTTATTATGGACATTGTGGAGCTGGTTGCGTTGAAAAAGGGGATGGCTTAGGTGATTTAATGCATGATTCTGCTATTGTTACTTTTAATATGTTTGAAAGTTTTCTCAAGGTAAATGGTGTAGATTCAAAATTTATAGCTCCGTTAGATCACTTAACTAAAAGAGAGCAATGGCTATCTCTTCCTATTGAACTTAAAAAAGAAATTATGACGTGTCAAAAATATGAATCAAATCTTAACAGATCTAACTGTAAAATGACTTCTTGTAATAAATGCGTTTCGCTCTTAAGAGCTGTACCTAACGATGAGTTGCATTTAATTAGATAATTTGGTATAATAAAGTATGAGTAAATGGCACGGAGGTAAAGGCAGTAAACCAAGACCTATAACTAACCAGAAACAGTTTGAAGAAAACTGGGATAAGATATTTGGTCGTAAAAAGACTCCTGCGCATGCGCAAACCAAAGTGCATAAAGATAAAACTAAAGTTATACCCAGGAGGAAAAAGTATGGCGACGTGGACGATGAAGGGTGATATAACCCTTGAACAGATTGCTAATGCAGCTCAAAGATGGCATAAAGGTAATAAATTTACTAAGCTTGCATTAGAAGAATTAAGACATTATAATCATTGTAGCACAAGTATGGGGTATTCAGCAGAACTTATTGCTGGTGCTCTTACTACTTTAGCTAAAGTAAATAACTTTGAGGTGTTTGAATGAATATATTTGTATTAGATAATGATCCGTGGAAGGCCGCAGAAAATATGTGCGATAAGCATGTAGTTAAAATGATTATAGAATCAGCTCAGATACTATCTGCCGTTGTAGATGTAAAGTCAGGTAGCTTTCTATCAGAGGAGTATGATTTACCTAAGTATCCTAAAGCTCATGTTAAGCATCCTTGTACTATATGGTCTATGACTACTCGTAAGAATGCTGAATGGGTAATTGATCATCTAGAAGCTCTTAGTTCAGAGTATACAAGACGCTATAAAAAGCAACATAAACTAGGTGAGCATTATCAAGTTTATAGAGGTCTATTAGATAAATGTAAGTTTGATGAGAGTGGTTTAACTCCTTTTGCTCAAGCTATGCCTGATGAATATAAATCAGATGACCCTGTACAAGCTTATAGAACTTACTACTTAATGGACAAAGGTAACTTTGCTAAGTGGAAGTTAGAGACCCCTCAATGGTATAAATATGGTAGACAAATTATGCTAAAGAAAGTAAAAGAGGACTCTAATGTTACGCTTGATTCCCGCGCAGTTTAGTAAACAGGCTCGTTTCACCAAACCGGTTAATGGTGCCTATTATACAGATAAGAACGCAGTTCATTGTTTTGATCAGAACGGCTATCAAATGACTATGCTTGAAAAAGAGCATGCTTATGTAAATAATGTAGAGTTAGATCAACATCAGCATGAGCAATGGTCTATTCGTAAACCATGGTTTGAAGATAGTTATAAAAATTCTGGATGTCATATTAATCATGCTGCTCTATTTGAAAGATGGGGCTTTGATGGTGAAGCCTTAGAAAGACTTAAAGCATATTCTTTAACTAATCCTTTATTATTTAAACTTATTAATCTTAAACCTAAGTGGGGTGTAGATTTTTCTATGGACTATGTTGACGAAAAAGGTGTAGTATTTGAAGTATATCATATGGAATGGGATTCATTTGATAGAGAAGAAGCAGATGAAATGCGAATAAAAATACAAAAATTAGTTAAAAATACTGATTGGTCAGATGCTGCTAAAAGAATGTGGGCTGAAAAAGATAAATGGATTAATCTTGAATATGATCAAATGAGTAATTGGAAATGTGACTTCTTAGGAGCACCTAGAGAAAGATATAAAATGGCATTATGGGATAATGGATAACTTTATTAAAGTCTATAATAACGCTTTAACAGATGAATTCTGTGATGCTGCTGTAAAAGAAATAGACAAATATATTGAAAGATCAGAAAATTTTACAAAGTTTGTAGAGCATGTGAGAAACGATGATGATAATGCTAGAACAGATATAAGTATTTTTCCCGGTCATTTTGAATCAAGTCAATGGTTAGTGGACGAAATAAGAATAAGCTTAAACAAGTATTATAATGAATTTTGTAATGAATATTTAATAGGTACCAAATTTGAAGATGCTTATCGTGATTTACCAAAACTACAAAAATCTTCTTCGGGTGGTGGATTTGTTCAATGGCACTGTGAGCAAGGCTCAGGAGGCAGCTCATCTAGATTTTTAGTATGGATGTATTATTTAAATGATGTAGAAAAAGGTGGTAAGACTGAATTTTTATATCAAGATTTACAATTTAAACCTACTAAAGGACAGCTACTAATATGGCCTGCTGCTTTTACTCATACTCATAGAGCAGCAAAAGACTTAGAAGAAGATAAGTATATTGCCACTGGCTGGTTTCATTATCCAGTTGAAAAAAATATTCCAGAAAATGCATTTAATAGTTGATTAGATTATGAAATCAGTATATAATATAATTTTAAACTTAAACGGAGCGATTATATGTCACATGAAGTGAACACAATGATGATGGAATCGATTACAGATGATGTATTTAATTCCTTTTACGATTCAAGTGTAATTACAGTTGAATTAGATTATATGTATGTTGGAGACGATGGAGAAGGTTTAGATGGATCTGTTGAAGCTAAAGCAGTCTTTAGAGGCAATAGATATAGAATTCTACCTGACTCATTAACCCCTATCTATGATGAATTTGCTACAGCAAATGCTTTAGCTAAAATCGATGATGATTTTGCTAAAATGATTTTGGATGATGATCCTGAAATTATTCAAGATTTAGAAGATACTGCTAACCAGCACTTGTATGAAGATAGATTTATGGCATTATATATGAAAAAGCTTTTTGATTTTTCTCAAAAGCTAT